CGGAAGTAAAAGCAACCATGGTAGGCGATAATGGAAAAAGTGCTTATGAAATCGCAGTTGCTCATGGGTATAAAGGTACTGAACAGGAATGGCTTGATAGTCTGAAAGGTTTACAAGGTCCGCAAGGCGAACCCGGACCGAAAGGCGCCCCATTCCGATATGAGGATTTTACACCAGAGCAATTAGAGGCCCTAAAAGGCTCTAAAGGTGATAAGGGCAACCCGTTTGTCTACGCAGATTTCACCACCGAACAATTAGAGGCCTTAAAAGGCCCCAAAGGTGATAAAGGTGAGGACGGACGAGACGGCGCAAGTGCTACGGTAGACAATGCTCATCAACTCTTATTACAAGGTAACGTGTGGTGCGAAAGTGCCAGCGTTGACAATGTACTCACCGCCTTAATTGGTAATATAAGTAAGCCGTTCCCGCGGTCAGATGTTAAGCCTTTAACATTTACACAACCTCAAAAGGGAGATACAATTCTATTCTTACAGGGTGAAGACCATTATAAAGTCGGTATTGATAATACAAGGCCTACAGAAATTATTAATGGAACAGCTACTATTAAAATCCCAATATATGACAAAGATGATATAGCGGTTAATTATTATAATATGTTAGGTGAAAAAGTTTCTCATATTATTATCGCAGGATTCAAGAAGTTACAATTCACTGATAAAAATGGGATTCGTGTATTTAAAGAGGGTAATGTATTAACAGTTGACCTCACGAATCAGACAGATAATATCGATAAGAATTATGATATTTCTGATAGACCTACTTGGGTGTATGACGGCGTAACAGAATTTAAGTTTACTTCTAATACCCCTAATAAAATTATAGGCTATGCGGAGACTAGTAAAATTCCAGTGGATAATCTCTATACTACGTTGAATGGATTAAACAACCCTAATATTAGTACCGTATACTATCAATATGGTAACGATACTACGCCTGTTGAGGTACCTATTAATAGAAAACTGTATAGGAGTTATATTGTTAACAACCAACAACAAGTACAATTGTTACTGGAACAGTCTATACGTGCTCAACTTTCTTCCGTGTATAAAGCTAAGGCCGTATACATATCGAATCCATTAACTGAACAATTCAACGATGTAATCCGAGTTGTAGGTACGTACTATAAAGAAACTGACGACGAATAATTAATTAATTCACAGGGAGAACACATGCAAGAATTAACTGATTTTATAAGCGAGGCTTGGCGAACGTTGACGGATTCGTTTGTGCTTAAAGCTCGTATATGTTCTCCCTACTTAACTATCACATTAGGGGGAGTGAATGGATATATTGAACGATATTTTAATAATGCTGATTAGCGGTGTATCACATGCGCATATCGTCAGTATGGGCGTTATCATCATACTAACTACCGTACTGTTATTCATTGATGTACTACAACGCATTACGGCGGAGGTGCTTAGATACAATAAGGATAATCACAGAACCAATACACCTATAACATTATTAACAACGCTCGTATGGTACGGTTGGGGTAAAGGGAATTATGTCGATGAAACTACAGGCCAGAAACGTAGATATTTAATGAGTGAACGTCTTAGAGGTGATCTCTTGAAAAAACTATGCATACAATATCCGGCATGGATGATATTATCCATTGTGTTTATTTCGCTACCGGATATACCTATTCCAAATACAGCGCTCTTCCTGGACCACATATTTGCTAACATATTCATGTTAATACCATTCCTCTCCGAATGTTGGTCGATTATTGAAAACTTACGAGAAATTGTAGAGGATAAGTTAATCGATTTCAAGGAAGTATTTTCTTACGTAATTGAAATTATAAAAGCATGGAGGGGTAATGGATAAGTTAGCTATCATTAACCGCATCAAGCGGTCATATCAATCCATCCGAATAGCGGGAATACGGCCGACTGGTGTATTAGCAACGAGGGCGCTAGTCCTCGTCATGCTAGTACCGATGATACTCGTAGTTGCCCAGTATGTATTATCGACGATTAAAGGCTATGTATCGCCTGAAGCTAATCAGCTTATCGATAAAGGTATTCTTATCATTGACCATATATTCGTGCCGTCTGTACTTATGTCAATTGTAGGGCTGTGTGGTATGTTTATTGACAAAGACCATAACGGGATACCGGATAAGCTAGAGGAGCCTAATACGTTGCCTATGAACAGACCAGGTATTAAGCAATTAGCGGATGATATTAACCATGATGAGAGGGGGAAATAATTAATGTTTAGACAAATTACAATGGATGAGTTAAAGGCCTTAGCACTCGATGCATATGAAAAAATTGAAAAGGCCTACCTGCATTGGACAGGCGTCAAAGGTGGTAAGCACTTTACGGATTATCATATCAACATCGACCGGGCTGGCGTGATGTGGACGGATATGGAAGCCTTAACAGATTATAAGGAGCATACCTATATGCGCAACAGTAACGCAGTAGGCATTGCTATTGAAGCGTGTTGGGATGCAGTTAGTGAAAATCATCTAGGCAGTGAACCACCAACCAAAGAACAGTTAACCACTATGACGCAGATTATGGCAGTGCTCACTATTAATGCGGGTGTACCACTTGACATACAACATCAAATGACCCACGCCGAGGCGGCCGATAATAAGGACGGACTAGACCTCTATTATTTAGATCCGACAGGGTACCCTAATAATACCTACGGCCCAGACTCCAACGTTGACCGATGGGACCTCTTAGTGTGCCATGCAGGTGATGAACGATGGAGCGGTGGGGACTGGTTACGTGGCACCGCTCGATGGTGGGGCGCTCAGTGGGGTAGTAATATTTAGAAAGGAGTAATTATGTATGAAACTATCAAGAACAAAATTGTACATGCGTTTACTATTAAGCGCATTATTTGTGGTGTGCTTAGCATTCTTATCATCGGTTTCGCATGCAGCCTCATCGGAGGGTACCTCGACACAAGAGCCGACTATCAGCGTACCCGTGAGCAGTTGGAACGAACTCAAAGGGCGCTTGACGAAAGCAGAAAGCTCAATCAACAGCTCAAAGCAAGCATTGCAGCAAGCCAACAACTTAACAGCGACGCAAGGAACAGCATTAGCCGAATTGAAGATTATCAACGAAGAACGGACGAAGGAATTGAACGTGCTCAAAGCAATCAACGAGAAACAGGGGCAAGAATTAACGAAAGCCTCCGATCTCTTGACGACGCAAGAAGCGAAATTGAACGAAGCCTCGACGTCATTAGAAGAATTGAAAGAGCAAATCAAACGCAACAAACGAACAGAACAGCGCCTTAAAAGGCAACGTGATACATGGGCTGCGGTAAGCGGCGTATTTGGATTAGCAGGTGCAATTCGTCGATGACTGAGAGGTGATCCGCATATCTCCCTACCATATGAGGGCGGACATATGGATTGATTTCAAAAAGATTAAAAGAGCCTACTAACTTAGAAAACATCTAGGTTGGTAGGCTCTATTTTTGTTTATAAAAGTATAAATAAGTACTTGATATTATACCCTATATAGGGTATAATAAAGATGTAGAAAGGAGGTGATAAAAGTGGACATAATAAAAGAGCTAACAAGCTTAATAAATGAGATAACGCTACTGACACTAGCAATCATCATTTTAAAACTTGTTAGCAAAGACTAAAAAGCGGGCGGGTGAAAGCCCCGCCACCTTCCAACATCATTGTAAATCAACGAGGTGAATTATGCAATATATAGAATGGCTGATTAATATAGCAACTCTTATTGTTTTGATATTAGTAATTAAACGTTTAGTTAGAAGGTGATGAAATTGAAATTTGAACTAGATGATATTATGACAACGCAAGAGGCTGCAGAGCGGTGGAATGTTACAGCTGATTCATTAAAACAGAATTGTAGAGGTCGTGTAAAGAATGGGTTTAAAGAAGGAGAGTTTAAGAAGTCGGGGAAAATGTGGTTAGTTACCCGTCAGGGCATGGAACGGCTATATGGAAAGGAGCAGCTTAAATAATTAAAACTACTCTATATAGATTAAAGTCAAAAAGATAAATACTACATATTGACAATTAGCATAAATAGTAATAGAATTAACAATGTAGTTAATTCTATTACTATTTTAGATAACTACACTGTATTTAGGAGGAAGAATAATGGCAACATCATACGGCAAGATTCTTAGAAAAATAAGAATTGATAAAGACGAACTTTTAAAAGATATGGCCGAAAACTTGTGTATGACTTCTGCTTATCTTTCATCGATTGAAAATGGAAAACGGCCAATTCCTACAGACTTAACTAATAAGATAATGAGTTACTATGGTTTAAGTCAAGATATTGTAATGGAATTACAATCTGCAGAGGACAGTATTAGAACTAATATTGATATTGATTTATCTCAAGTAAATCATAACCAGAAAACAATGGTTTTGACGTTAGCTAGACAGTTTGAAAAGTTAACAGATGAACAATTAGAAGAAATTCGTTGTATTTTAGAAAAGTAGGTGGTTTGAAATATGGCTGGTTTATCTGTACCTCCATTGAGTTTGAAACAAATTCGTAAAAGATGTGAGTTGATTAGAACAATATTCGATATACCATTAAATGAACCTGTTGATATTGTGAAAGTATTTGAATATATACTTACGCAAATTGGCGTAGAATTCGAAATTGTATCAAAACATGAAATGGGTACAAAGCATGGAGAAACAATTCCAAGTGAAAACAGAATTCGTATTAGAGAAGATGTATATGAACGAGCTTGCAATGGCTATGGTCGAGATAGATTAACTATGGCACATGAATTAGGGCATCTATTATTACATCGCGTAGAGACGATTACGTTTGCAAGAGAAGATGGTGATATACCACCATATAAGGATCCTGAATGGCAAGCGAATGCATTTGCAGGTGAATTACTAGCGCCATATGAATATATTAAAGACATGAGCGTAATAGACATAGCACGTTATTATGGAATCACAGAAAAAGCAGCATCAATACAAAGAAGAAGAAAGTAAGGAGGTATTGATATGATGGCAATAAAAAAACAGCCACCAAGTGGTTGAATACAAGGGGCTGTAGCCAATTTTATAAGGTGCAACTTATAAAATTGAATCTGAACGTAAATGGTCAGACTAATTTAGTTATCAAAGTTATTTTAGCATTTACATGAAGGTTTTGCAATAGTCCCAGAAGGGAGGCCTTTATGTGGATATTCTGTAAAGAGTATACAAACCGTTGGGGCAAGCGAATGATTGCATCCGAATACGGATACACATGCTGGCGCTTTTGGGTGCCCGTGAAAAAGAAGAAATCCTCTAATTAATGTTAGAGGTGTTAAGTTAGTAATGTATATATGCTGACTATATGCATTCATTAACTTGATATGGGGACTTCTACATCTAGAGATGTGGGAGTCCTCTTTTAGTTTAAGAAAAGTTTACTTGACTTATGTAGCTACATAAGTTATATTATAAATGTAGCAACAAAAGTGAGGTGATGAAATGAGTGCTGCAAAAATGGGTAGACCTACGGATAATCCCAAAGATACAATGTTACGCATAAGAGTTGATAAAGATACTTTAATGATGTTGGATGAATGTGCAAAAGCTAATGATACAACTCGTTCTGATGCGGTTAGATTGTCCATAAGGTCTATGTATAATAAAATAAAAAAATAGAGTAGTGTACCTCTGGAAAAGTTTCACTACCCTATTTGCTGGGAGAACAATGTTCTCTATGAAATATTATATCATGAGTGCATTGTTCCTTTAAAGACTAAGGAGCTAAAATCATGAAACAATTAGTTGTAATTAATAATAATCAAATCGTAGTATCAAGTAAAGATATAGCGGAACATTTTTGCAAAGAACATAAAGTGGTGTTAAGAGCAATCAGAGAAATTTTATTGGAACAAAATTGTGCCAATGAATTTTTCCATAAAGAATCATATTCTTATAATGGTAGAATCTTACCGATGTACCTTATGAACCGTGATGGTTTTTCACTACTTGCCATGGGATTTACAGGAAAGAAAGCATTACAATGGAAGCTAAAATATATTGAAGCTTTCAACGAAATGGAAGAAACATTAAAACAAGGCTATTTAGAAGAGCCTGTAAACCCAAGTGAACTACATTGTAAGACATATAAAGGTGTACCTGTTATAACAATTGGTGATTTTGCAGAAATAGTAAAAAGAAACAGAACCAGTATTCTATGGCATTTAAAAGATAAAGGCTTGCCATATCAACTATTGGAAAAGGAAGAAGTAACAGCCTATAAGATTGAAAACAACATTCCTATGCATAGTGCTATTTCTAAATTAATAGTATTTACTGAATCTACGGCATACAAACTAACATGTATTATGTACAATAATGTAGATCCTATCAATCTAGCAATTGCTAAATACTTTAATAGACAACCAGTAGCACCAGTTAAGTCTGTAGTGGCAATTGAAGAAAAGATAGGTATTGATTATGATAGTATTAAAGAGTACATGGAAGAAATGGAAACAAACATATCTCTTATAAGAGGTATGATGAAACATTTAACAGAATTTAAACGTACAAGAGAAGAACACAAATATCAAATGAAACTAATCCGTGAAATAGGATTTAACATATTTGATAGTACAGGGGATTTAGAAAAAGTAGTTAATACTTGCATTCAATAAAAGAAAAAAATAATGTTTATGCCTTTTATATTAGGCGTGAAAAAGCCACTGCACATGATGCGGTGGCTTTTTTTATTTATTTGCAAGTACTTTTCCCATATTAGTAATTGCTGCACTTACTTCTTGTTTCATTTCATCTGTTACATGTGTATAAATAGCAAGTGTAGTACGTGGTTCATTGTGGCCAACACGTTCCATAATTGCTTTTAGTGGAACATTAGATTCAGCAAGAATAGAAATATGAGTATGCCTAAAAGTATGGGTGCTTACTGGTTTTGGGAAACAAAGTTTTTTTATAGTACGATTTACATAATGTAGATCATATGGCAATCCACCATCCGTAACAAAGATATAACCTAGGTCAGCAAATTTAGATTTCCATAATCGCCTTGCTTGATTGGCGGTTATAAAATGATTAATAATCTGTACGGCCCTTGCATCTAATTTAACTTTACGGATAGAATGAACATTCTTTGGTGGAAGGCGCATAGCAGGGTCAGAAAAGCTACCACGATTGGATAAAGTAGCGTTTACATCTATTTCCGCATTTTCTACATCGTAGTCTTGAGTGCGTAACGCCACCATTTCACCAAATCTAAGACCAGTTAAAGATTGAAATTCACATAAGAGGGATACATGATGATTAATCTTATCTAATTGTGATAGTAAATCTTTTAGTTCATCTTTAGTTAGAAATTTAGAACGCTGTTTCTTGATTCGGTCAACATCTGCTATAGGCTTTTGTAATTCAATATTATCTAAGAATGAAATATCACGAATATATTCCATGCGCCTTGCATACTTTAATGATTGTCTAATAAGACTAAGTGCCAGTTTTGTATAATTGTAGGAATACTGGCAAGCAAATTTATCAAAAGTACTTTGGATAATGTATGGTGAAAGTTTAGATAGCAATATATCAGCAGGAAACCATTTCATAATCTGTTTGTGAAGATTATCCATACTATATTGTGTAGATGATTTTCTAAAGGCACGTTTAGATTCTAAATACTCAGAGACAACATCATTCAATGTCATATCTTTTGCAATATCTGTATTAGTGGCCAAGTCAATTTTATTTTGCAATTCAGCTTGTGCGATTTTGTAGGCTTGCCTACTATTACTATTTAATGTAACAGATATTCTTTTTGTTTTACCGCTATATGGATCTACATAACGTTCTTGAAATTTATACTTAGTGATACCAGCTTTGGTAGTTACCGTTTCACACCACATTAAAAATACCTCCTAGGAAAAATGGTATAGTAAATAAGCCTTAGAGATATGATATAATATAAATATGCGGTGTCTCTAAGGCATCAAGCCTCTATCTAGTAGTAGCTAGATGGGGGCTTTTTTATTTTGTCTAATTTTTTTATGTATATTGGACTATTAAAAAATATAGTCCAATATAATGAGATATATTAGATTAAGTTTTTAAAATAGTGTTTTTAAATACTTATTATAGGTTAAGTTTTAAAAGTGACGTTTTTAAAAACTTAGATAAGAATAAGTTTCTAAAAATGATTATTTTTTTACTTATTCTAAGACATCTACTAATTTGGTGAAAATAAAAATACTTTTCCTTGGTGAACCTATTTTAGATAGATAACCTAAATCAGTTAGTAGATTTAATGTATCATAAACGGCATTTCTATTTAATTCAGTATAATGAATAATATCTTTAGGGGAAACACGCAATTTATTAAAAATAAAATCTATAATTTGTATGTGTTCTGTTTTTTTCACATGTTCTATCATTTCTTTATAGAGAGAAATAATATTTTGGGCAGACTGAATATGAAGTTTACTTTCTACTTCGACACCATAAAGAAAGAATGTAATCCATTCTCCCCATGCTTGATAGTAGCTAGATGAGTCAATATCAGCTTGAGAGATATTATGAAGACATTCTTTATATTTATTGTCATTGGCAGCAAAATAACGACTGATATAAAAAACAGGATACGGGATAGAACCTTTAATAAATAGGTATAAAGGGATTAATAGACGTCCAACACGACCATTACCATCTTTAAATGGATGAATCATTTCAAATTGTGCATGTATAATTGCGATTGCTATTAAATTTGTGATTTCGTCAGCAGTATTAATATAATTAACTAAATTCTCAATATATTCATTAGTTAGGTAAGGTGGCAAAGGTGTGAAATTACCAAGAGTATCATTTGCGATATAATTTTGTTCTGTTTTAAATTGACCAGGAGTTTTAGATGCACCTCGTACATTATCAGATAATAATACTTTATGGAGCGCACAAATCATATTTTTGGTAATAGAAATATCTTTTTCTTTAAATTCTGCAAAAGCATATTGTATGGCAGTAATGTAATTTTCTATTTCTTTTATATCATTTTTAATGATATCAGTAGAAGGGGTGTTATTTAAAACATCTTCGATAGTAGCAATAGTACCTTCAATTTTAGAGGAAAGCACAGCTTCTTGCATGGTTAAAGCGGATATTAGAATCGTAGGGTTTGGTATGTTTTGTAAGTATCCGATAAATCGTGATAGTGATGAATCACCATTAATAGCACTCTGAATAAATGTTTTATTGGATAAAAAATAATTAGTGACATTTGTTATTGGTAATTTTGGGGGAATATGAGGATTAGGAAAATTTCTAATAGGCATTTTATTAACCTCCAAATATATTTATTAATAGAAGAATATAGTACTACAGTACATGATGATAAAAATCTATAGTTTCTAACATATCATCAGTAAGTTCTTTTCGTCTCACCATGTATTCAATTAAATTAACATGATGATCAATATGAAAATCATCATTAATTATATGTAGCAATTCATGTCTAATTTCATTACGCATATCTTCAACAGACATATTCTTACGAATATAAATATTGTGAACACCGTCATCTTCCCCAGTAGATGAAATAGCTTTCACAGATGGAATATCACACTCAATAATATTAACAATCAAATTAACATCTCCCTATGTATCGTTAATTTCGTTTCTTTTTCATTGTAGACGCAGTAAGTTTGTCGAAGTCAGACTCAAACTCTCGATCCTGAATAATTCGATATTTTTTAAACTCTTCTTTAGCTAAGTTATCTGCTACTTTCTTTGATATCTTACCTGCATTGGATAAAACATCGTATTCATTAAACTGTAAGAAACTATCTAATCTATATGCCCAATCGTCCATTGACATAAGGTTTTGACGCCTTGCTTGGTTTTCAGCATAGTCTAGGAACATGCTTACAATATTATTGAGCTCAGATATTTCTTCTTGTAAAAGATAATTTTTAGCTATAACTACATCTGTACTTATAATTTTGCCATCTGGAGCATCTTTCCATGTGGTTAAGCCCATGTGTGGCTTGTTATGGTCTGCACGTTCAGCAATGATTTCAGCAGCAGTTTTATTGGTAATAGCCCAATGCAATTTATTTTGAATAGTAGCATAAAATTGTTTAGCTTCAATACTATCTTTGTCGTAGTCAAAACTACACTGTGCAAAAATATCTGTAATTTTCTGATAAAATCTACGTTCTGATGCACGAATTTCTTTGATACGGGCTAATAATTCATCAAAGTAATCTTTACCGAATTGACGACCATTTTTTAGCATATCATCGTTAAGCACAAAGCCTTTGAGAATATATTCTTTTAGGGTATTTGTAGCCCATATTCTGAATTTGGTAGCCTCTTTGCTGTTTACTCTATATCCAACAGCAATAATCGCATCTAAATTATAAAATGTTACAGCATATGTTTTGCCATCAGAAGCAGTTGTTTCCATTTTGGAAATAACTGAATTTTCATTTAATTCTCCATCTCGAAAAATATTGTTCAAATGCTTACTAATTGCTGGTACACCAACATTAAATAAATTAGCAATATCTTTTTGCGACATCCAAAATGTATCGTCTTTAAAAAGAACGTTTGTTGTGATATTTTCATTATCTGATTGATATACGATCACATCGCCTTGTGGGACAATACCATCTGGGAAAAAGAAAAACATATAAGCTTCACCTCCTATTATTTATATATAACGAATCATTTATTGTTTATGTTTCAGCTTGAGTAATTCAATATATTCTACAGCTTTTTCCATATCCTCCTTTGAGATACCACGTGATGCGGAGAATAATAAACGTGCAGAAGGACGAGTGCGAAGATATTCAGCGTATTCAGCTGTTTCAGAATCAAGGTAGTAACCTTGTGGAGTATCATCATTATCCCAACCGATTAACCATTCTGGCTTTACTTCTAATATGGGCGCTAATCTATTAATAAAATCAATAGAAACACTAGCAATTTTGCCAGATTCATATCTTTGCATATTACTTTCACTAATACCTAATCTTGCTCCTAGGTCAGCTAATGTTATGCCTTTTTGCTTTCTAATGGTTTTTATTCTTTCTCCTATTTCTTTATTTATTGTATTTCTTTCATCGATACTCATAATATGCCTCCAAATAAGAATCGCCCTTACAAACATATATTACAATAAACTTGAATAAAATTCAAGAAAAATTATAAAACTTTTATAAAATCTTGCATAGAGTGGTTGACAGGCTTTACTAATAGGCTTATCATGTAATCAGAAACTTGCATAAAGTGCAAGAAAAGTGAGGTGAAAAGATGAAACTAGAAAAACTGAAAGGATTGTTGGTAGAACACAAGAAAACATATGCGGATTTAGCAGAATTATTAGGTGTTTCTATTACAACTATTAACAGTAAAATGAATGGGAAAACACAGTTTGATGTAGTAGAGGCTACAATGATTAGTGATTGGCTTGGATTAGACTGCTCTAGTCGAGTAGATATTTTTTTACATAATAACTTGCATAATATACAAGCAATAAGTTAGAAGAGGTGAAATCAAATGGAAAAATAAAAAGCCACTAACGAAAGTTAGTGGCAATAGATAGGATATTGGGCGCTCGTGGATGGATTATTGGTAATGCTCCTCACCATCTATGCGTTGCACCTTACAAAGTATACAAGGCATTTACTTTGTCTTGGCTCAAGGTTGTCCTGTTGCAGCAGGAGATTCCTTGAATTCACCCAATTTGCAATTAGTAATTACTTACTAATGGGACGTGTAAACATCCTTTCCTAAACCAAAATCACGTAATCGAGAAATACCAGAAGCTTTCTCTAATTGAAGCATTGGGCTATTAGCTACATTTTGTGCTAACGCTAAAGCTCCTTGTGTTTGAGCATTAAGAGCAAATGCTTTTGCAAATGAAGTATTTGCAGAAGCATGAATCATAGAAATAACTTTATTTGTATTTTTAAGAATTTCTACTTGTGGTTGAACCACCAAGATGTTATCGCAAAGGCTTTTTATCCTTTACATCTACTTGTTACCAAGTAGTTCAGCATATGTCATTATCCTATCAAAAATTATTATACATGAATAAATAATGAAAATAAAACAAAGAGGTGAAATCAAATTGAAAACTCCATTACAAATACATATGGAAAATAAGTCAGAAGAAGGAAAGCAAATAAATATTAATAGTGTAAAAGAATACACAGTAAAAATCAAAGTAGATACATCTGAATTAGATTGTGCGATTAAAAAGCTAAAAAGGATTAATAAGTTAGCCAAAAAAAATAAATTGCCACGTGTAACGATTAGCACACATGGCAATTTAGATGAAAAGAAAATTATAGAGCTTCTAGGCAAGTACCAATGGAAATAGCAATTACAGATGAAGTATCTAAAAGCAATGAACCAAGTTCTTGGGAAGTTGGAACATAATTTTCGTTAAATGCTTTTTCTGTACTTTTTAAGCATTGATAAAGTAGTTTGGGTTGAATATCAGATTCATCACTATATACAGGAAGAGCAGACAATAGACCAGCATTGGTAAGCAATATAAGTCGATTGCCATTTAACTCATTAGTTTCTAAAGAAACAGCAAAGGCAAGTATTTTTTTATGCATATCCATAATTTCACCTCCTTTCAAGGTAATTATAGCACTAGAGATGGAGATACGAAGGAGAAACAAATGAAAGAAATTAAAGAACTAATTAAAAACAGACTAAAAGAGGGCGTATAAATGGATAGAAAAAAAGAGCCACATGATGCGGCTCAAAAAAAATGGACTATAGTTAAATATTTTAATGCCTTGAAATATAAAAAAGACCAATCACTAGAGGGAAAATTACAAGACATAAGATATTGCACAAGAGTTAATTTGGGAATGTTTGTTATTGCAGTAATACTAACGATTCTAAATATTACGAGAATATAAAGGTTAATATTGCAATTATTATTGTTGTAAATATACCAATGCCAGCTAACCATGCAGCAAATTTACCATATTTAACAGATTCCTTTGAAATACGAAGACTTTCTTCTGCAAGTTGTAATGCATGATTTTCTTTTTCCAACTGATGCAAAAAATTTAAACCAGATACAGTTAGTTGAAATTCATCAGAATCATCAAAATAATAAGGGGCAAAAAAATCTTTTGGTATAGTTACAAGTTTAAAGTAGGAATGTATTAGAGAGGTAGTATTAGAGATTGCAGATATACGATCAATAGAATAAAAGGGTGGTTCAACTTTCTTTTCTGGAGTATTGGATAAATACAATTGGAGAGTTGCATCGTTTAATACTGATACTTTTGCTTTTAATTCAGCGTAAGTTTTTGACTTCCTATTAATGAATAATATTAATTTTTCTAAATTTTCATTGGTTAGATAATGAGCGTGTGAATCAAAGGAATCAAGTTCTTCTTTATAGTTTAAATACTCTTGTTCAATAGATTTTTGCGATAACTGAAAATTAGAAATCGGTAATGCTTTCATAATCCCCATATTTTTTTGGATGGCATTACTAATAGCTTCGGATTTTTTAAATAAGTCATTAGTAGGTTTCATAAAAGGCCTCCTTTTAAATAATTATAGCAATAAGAAAGGATTAATAAAATGGAAAGTGTTCAACCTAAATATGTTCCTATTAGCACATTAGCTAAGATATGGGGACGCAGCAAAATGTATATCTACAGAAGAGTAGATATGATCCGTAATGAAGGAAAGTTCAATGAAATATGTATGCAACTAGGACCACAACAAACACTGGTTCATGTAGATAAATTTGAAGCATGGATGAAAGGGCAACATATGAAGTGGCTAAAGGGGGCGTAACAATGCGAACTAAGTTAGAGATTATCACAAATATACAGTTGGTGTTATGGGTAATGATTCTAGGTCTATGTGGAGGCATAGAGTTTCTACATGGCTGGAATATATTATTAAACGTTTTGATGATGCTTTTAACAGGGGCAATCATATTCCTGTTAAGCACATTAAAGGGGGTGATGAAACATGAATACAAAAGAAAGAGGGCTTACGCTGCTAGGAAGATACCTAAAGTTCAATGAGGTGGAGGTCAATGAGTTAAGAGAAAAAATTAAAAATCTTACTTATAATCGCCAACATCAATTGTTAAACTTTACAATTCTAGGCAACGGAAGAGTAATCTTCCTAAATCAAAAACAGGATGGATGGAATATCCGTATTACAGGGAATGGGCCAATACGAGAAGGACATTTGTCAACAATGGAATCAGTAAGGCGCAACATATGGAGTGAATTAAATGAATAAACCATATTGTGCAATCTGTAATGAAGAAAATAAAAAAAGCCGTGCCTACATTTACTGTAGACAGGCTAAAGGGGCTATATGTATGGAACATTGCGATGCGTGTCAGTATTTAGAAGTTGAAAAAGGGGACATGCATTGCAAGTATCCAAGACAAAAAGAAAAGGCCACTAATTAAAGCAGCCAATTCATGTACGTAAATTACGTAACTAACCTAATGTAATTATATCATACATGGAGCGATAAAGATAGGAAATACCTGTTATAGAGGTGTTTCTTAATTAACTAGATATAACATATTAATAAATCGACCATGGGAGTAATTACGAATGAGGAAGCGTAAAAAAGTCATATCTAAAAATATGATAGAGGTGCTTGATTATCACACATCAAGAACATACAGAAAGAATGGCAAGCGTGTAAAAAAGAAAAGCATCACACCAGAAGCTATGAAAAAACAAAATGAAAAACAAGCAGAAGCAATGCTGCGTATGTTGATTGATAACAATTTCAATACAAATGATTGTTATCTAACACTCACATATAAAGAACAGCCAGCTACATGGGAAGATGCAAAGAAAGATATGCAGAATTTTATAAGACGGTTAAAACGCAAATATAAAAAACTGGGTAAAGAATTGAAATATATTTACATAGCGGAGGGAAAAACAAGAATACATTTCCATATGATCATCAATAATGCAGAACTATATTCAGATGAGTTGAATGAACTTTGGCCACATGGCATGCATAAGTTGATGTTGTATCAAGGTAGAGCAGAAGATGCAGTAAGACTAGCAAGTTATTTTGTGAAAGAAAAAAGAAGTGCTTGCTATTCAGAGAAAGAAGATGCATTTAAGCGCAGGTGGAATAGTAGCAAGAATTTAGAAAAGCCGAAAGTAAAAACGGAAATTCTAAAACCAAGCGAATGGAGAGATTATATTCAGCCACCTAAAGGATATTACGTAGAAACAGATAGCATAGTTGAATCAGTATCTGATGAAGGATATCCATATAGATTTTACAGATTGATAAAGATTGAGGAGGTAAAGAATGGAATTACTAAGAATAGGAATTGTGATAGGGGTAGTATTAGGAATGGCAATAGTTTATCTATGGCATTAGTAGTGAGTATAGAACATGGGAGGAAAAGAAGTAAATGATAAATATAAATCAAGTGTATTTAAGCGGTAATGTAGTAGCCGATGCAGAATTAAGATATACAAAAACAGGTAAGCCAGTACTTACATTTAGAATGGCAACAAATAAATACGTAAATGAAGTACAAAGCACCAGCTATCACAATATTGTGTGTTGGGTTGATGCGGAATTATACAGCGGTTTACGTAAAGGTGATTTTGTAGCAGTTGTAGGTGAGTTACGTTCTAGATCCTATGAAGATAAAACAGGAGCAAAACGATACGTAACAGAAGTAGTGGCACAAAACCTTACCTATGGACTTAAACAAAATGAAAGTCAAAGTAATTTTGAGGGATACGGAGAGGAAGAAGAAAAAATTCCATTCTAGGAGAAGTTATGCAAAACACATCAACAGTAGGTATTCCAAAGAATTGTATGAATTGGTTAGTGTTAGGGCTAACAATCTATACAGACATGGAAATAAAAGATGCATTAAAAGAGCATTTTGGCTTATCTGACAGAAAGAAGATAAAAGGAAGAGTTGATGTAGATAAGCTAAAAGCATTAATAAACGAAGGATTATCTTTTTCAGAAGTAGTAAGAAAAATGGGATTTGAAAGAATGACATTAAAAGGCTTTTGTGAAAGAGAAGGTATTAGTACGAAACGAGGTAAATAAGATGAATAAGAAAATGATGTTAGCAGTAATGGTATTAAGTGCAGTAGTAAATGGTGTATATGCAAGCGGTACAAATAATTTAGTAGGTGGTACAGATAATGTGGCAACTGCTAATAGTGCGGCGGTGTTTGGCTATCAAAATGTTGTAAACGCTAATAACGCATTAGCTATTGGCGAAAATAACACAGTAAATGGGACGAATTCTTTTGCAGGGGGGAATAACTCTAAAGCAGAAGGAAGAAATACATTCGCATTCGGTAGCCACGCCGAGGCACTAACTGAATATACGTATGCGATTGGTTCACAAGCAAGAACATCAGCATATGATGCTATTGCCATTGGCAATGGTGCATACGCTGGTGGTGTATCAAGTGTAGTAATTGGTAGAAGTAATGCGGTTAGCGGAGATAATACAACAGTGATTGGTGCGAACAATCAAAATGTAACGGCAGGGCAATCACTAATTATGGGTTATAACAATGTAACTGGCAGTGAACAAGAACAAATCGTGGTAGGTGTAAATTCTAAAACAAGTGGCCAAGGTGCTACAGTGATTGGTACACATGGCCAAGCCACAGGATACGATACAACGGCAATTGGTAATAATACGATTGCAGACAAACCAAATAGCGTTGCGCTAGGAACGAATAGCGTAACAGATGATGCAGTAAATCAATTGCAAGCAATGGTGAATAACACAACATATGTATTCGCTGGTACAGATGCAACATCAGTAGTAAGCGTTGGTAGTAAAGACCGTGCAGGATATGGTGGTGTAAAACATTATGTTCGACAAATTCAAAACGTTGCTGCAGGACGTGTAGATGCATCTTCAACTGATGCGGTGAATGGTTCGCAACCACATGCTGCATATGATGCAATTAATACAATGCGAACAGACATTGATAACGCATTAGATGCGCAGGAACAATTCAATACGGCAGTACATAACACATTAGCTAATCATAAGGATGCAATCAAAAACAATACACAACGAATTGCACAAAATACGGATACCATTCAAGCACATGATCGCATCTTAGCAAATCATGAACAACGTATTGATGTACTAGAACATCAAACGCATAATGCTTTAACAAATTTAAAATCAGACATTAGCCGATTAGATGGCCGAGTAAATAAAGTAGGTGCAGGTGCGGCTGCATTAGCTGGACTACATCCTATGGAATTCAACACAGATGATAAATTCAGCGCATCTATTGCATATGGCCATTACAACAATGCCAATGCAGTAGCATTAGGTTTGTACTACAGACCTAATGAAAAAGTACTACTAGGCATTGCAGGTACATTCGGAAGTGAAAACATGTACAGTGTAAGCGCATCTTTCAAATTTGGTAAACATAGCGAATATGAATCACAAGCTAAACAAGGAGAAATTGAAGCTATGAAAGCACAAATTGCAGAATTAACTGCAAGACTTGATGCGGTTAGCAAATAAAACAGGGTGGGCGGTATATTCGCCCTTTCCTACAGATAGAAACGAGGAGGCAACATGAAACCACTCATATATAAAGGCCTTAGATTAGGTACTAATAAAACTGAATGGGTAAGTAGTGATGAAATAAAGCAAAGCTACTCACAAATTAGATTATTAGCAATACAAAATGATACCTACTCATGGATACCAATTGAGGATGGAACGTTATGCAGAGGTAGTGAGGCAAAAGATTGTATTGGAAAGCGCATATACGAAAATGACATTATAAAGTTTGATTGCAAATCAATACAGGATACTCCATTAGTGGCAGAAGTTTATTATAGTCGCAATAAATATCAATGGCGGTGTAATACAGTTGCTAAAGGTAGAGAATTAGATTTTGATTTAGCGTTCATTGTAAATAATGGCAAAGTAAAAGTAATAGGAAATAAATTAGAGGGATATGAGCATGAATGATAGATATAGAAATGTGTGTAAAGCACATGATCATATCGTAAAGTGCAGAACAAAGGAAGGAAAAAGAATATTCATACCACGTTGGGGATATGTGATAATTCCTTCCGATAAATTATTAACTGCAAGAATAAAAAGAAATTTTTACAAGGTGAATCGTGAATTTAATAAATGGGCGAGGAAACTATGGATGTACCATGCAGAGAGTGCAAGTTCAGAGAAGTAGATTGCCATAGCAAATGTGAAAGCTATTTAGAATATAGAGCAAAACTAGATGAACGAAATAAAGAGAGATACAAAGAAATTGATACATATAGTTATGTAGGGGATAACGTGAGAACAATCAGATATAAAATGAGGAAAGCACGATATGGATGCACAGTAAGAGATTAGAGGTGTGAAAAATGTATGATGTGGTATTAATTGACTGCAAGGATAGCAATACAGTAAATAGATATGGTAGTTACCATACATTGGAAAAAGCACACAGGGCGGTTAAAGAGTTTAATGCGAGCCAATATAAATTTAAGCAAGGACTCAATCATAATCAATTAATGGAATTTGTTGAGGAAATGCCAGTGATTATCAAGGATTATAAAAGATACATGAGTGTCCAATGGATTCTGGCACATCAATATGTTGTGAACAAACAGATATAAAATGCGGAAGGCACGATATGGGTGCACAGTAAAAGATTGAGGTTGAAAAATGTTAGTAAAAAATGAAAGTGAATATTGCTGGTGTTTCGATGAGGATGCAGGTAATCCACAAAGCAGTATTGAAGAAGCTATTGATGATTTTTTAAATTACTATGAAAACTATTGCTGGGATGATAAGAGCAATGTTGAATATTTAGAACAAGAGGTATTAGATGATTACGTAGAAATAGGGCATCCATACTATTATGTTCCAGAAATAGATGGTGAACGTGTAATTTATGATCTTCTTGATAATGACTTGCCTGAAGAATTTGCTGAATGTGATTTTGTATATTTTAAAAAGGTAAAGAAAGCACATCTACGTGAATTAAGCAAAGAATTGACAGAAGTATTCAGAAAATGGGAAAAATCACATGGATATGGATATAGAGAATATTTGGTGAAAGAAACAGAACTATATAGAATTGGTGATTATATCGATTCAGAGGGAAATTATAAATGAAAATACTAGATGCATGTTGCGGTTCTAAAATGTTTTGGTTCGATAGAGAACACAAAGAAACTGTTTATATGGATACTCGCACATTAGACACAACACTATGTGATGGTAGGAAGTTGATTGTAAAACCTGATGTGATCGCAGATTTCCGCAAGATGCCTTTTGACGATGAAAGTTTTTACCTCGTAGCGTTTGACCCACCACACTTATTAAATGTTGGTGATAAATCGTTCCTAGCATTGAAATATGGGAAGTTAGAAAAAACATGGCAAGAGGATATTGAACAAGGCTTGTCAGAGTGTTGGAGAGTATTAAAGCCAAATGGAACGATGATTTTTAAGTGGAATGAAGAACAAATAACGTTACAAATGGTTAAAGGGTTGCTTCCTAGTGAACCAATATTTGGACAACGCAGAGGTAAGACAGTATGGTTAGTATTTTTTAAGGAAGAGGATAAATAAAAATGAATAAAGTTGGACAAGATTTTAACAATTATTCATTTGATGAATGTGAAGCTGTTATTAAGAAAATCGCAAAGGATTTTGAAGAGAAACGACGTGAAACAATCGCAAAATTATTTAAAATGCCTTTAGGCAACGAGGAGATTATTCCTAAAATTTGTATCCATAAAGGCAATATAAAATTTGCCTATAAAACAAAAGTGGCAATCATTGAATATCAGGAACCAGTATGTTTGACTGTTGAACGTGGATTATCTGATTCAATGTCATTGGCTAGATTTGTTAGCGATGTAACAAAAGAAATTGGCCGTTTATATGAAAAAGCAATATGTGACATAAAAGAAAGGCAAAAAAAATTATAGGATTATACGTGAAAGCGAAAAGATAAGACTATAACTCATAAGAGGTGAGTAAAATGAACGAAGAAAATAAAAATGAATTAAGTATTAGTGAACCTGAATGGCAAGCTAGATTTAGAGGAGAGTATAAGGGATTAAAAGAGCGCTATAACAAACTACACAGAATGATTGTTAAATATGATGCTGGAACTTTAGATTTTAAACCAACGTGTCCTATAGATTTGTTGCGTAGGCAAAAGGCTACTATGGGAGAGTATTTAAACATACTTGAAATTAGAGCGGAAATTGAAAATATACATGGTTTAGATGATGATACCCCTAAATTAAAAAGCTATATAGTTGAAACTGGTGCATGTGGGTAACTAAGAGGAAGAAAGGTAAATAGAAAATGGTTAGGAGATATGAGAAAAGGGTTAATGAAATTCAAGCTGTGCAATATAGCGGTACTAATATTATGGAAATAGTCGATTTTGTTGGTGATGTAATTGGTATTGATTGGTATGAAAACGCATCATTAGAAATCACAACAGATAATGAAACGATCGAATGTTTTAAAGGGGATTATGTTGTTAAAGATCATAAAGATAAAATTAAAGTTTATGAGGCAAACGAATTTGAAAAGAATTATAGCGAGGTAGAAGATGATTAATGATAAACAATTTACGGATGAACTATTTAAACGCATGTATGATCTAGGGTATCGAAAAGCAGAAATTGAAAGTGGTGTATTGTTCTTTTTTAACGGTAAAAGGGAGCTTTTAAACTATTTCTTGCCACGTGTAATGGTGGCCAGTACGTGCTTTGAGGGAAAAGACCAGTTGATTGGTATTGGCGAATATCTAGGTATTGTTGATTGGTCAAAAGTAGAAGTTGATACACCTATACTGGTTAAGCATCGTGTTGAAGAAACTTGGGAAAAACGTCATTTTGCATGTTTTAAAAATGGATATGTATATACTTGGCGTGAGGGTACAACATCTTGGAGCGTACCAGATGAGCAACTTATTACAATGTGGAATTATGCAAAACTAGCAGAGGTATAAATATATGAATAAATACTTGATTACATTCGAGAGTGGTAATTATGAAAGGACTATGAGCGTAAGTTGGATTTTAGAACATCAAATTAGATGAAAAGGAGAATTAAATAAATGAACGAAAATCAATTTGAACGTGTAACAGGATATGAAGATGCTGATTTACCTGAACGAAAAACAGAATATGCAGCAGGATATGATGTTAAACCTTATGAGACTGGCGTCGTATTACCACATCAAACAAAACTCATTCCTACTGGTATTAAATGCAGATTGAACTATGATGAACATATTCAACTACATTTAAGATCTAGCGTGGGTATTAATAATGATGTCATGCTTGCTAATGGTACAGGTATTATTGATGCAGATTACTACAACAATGATGATAATGAAGGTCATATTATGATACCTATTAGAAACCTAGGTGATACGCCGTTTGAATATAATAAGAACGAAAGATTGGCGCAATTAATTATTATGCCATATCGTATTACGGCTAAGGATAGAACTACAAAGAAACGTACAGGCGGTTTTGGAAGCACTGGTAATAAATAATGGCGATTAAACATAAGAGAATCATTGATAAAAAAATGATTAAAACAATTAGAACAAACCATTGTGAATACTGTGGCAGACTATGTAATATAGAACCACATCATGTATTTTCTCGTGGTAGTGGTGGTGGAGATATCAGAGAAAATCTAATTCAATTATGCAGTCAATGTCATGTCAATACACATGCAGGAAACATGCCTAACAAAGAAACTTGTTTAAAAATTATAGCTAAAAGAGAACATACTGATGCGGAAACAATATACGTAATAAATCGTAAAGCAATGGGATATGACATATAAAAGGGTGATAAATTTATAACGGGAGGTGATGCGGATACATGGATAAAGAACAAGAAAAGAAATATATAAGAAATGCTATTGAATATTTAAAGCCAATAAAATCATGCACCTTAGAAATACAATCAGCCAAAAGAGAATTACAACGATTAAGAAGTGATATTACGTCACTAAGTGCAATAGATTATAGTAAGGATCGTGTATCAGGTGGCGGTATTAAAGAAGGGTTAGAAGCTAGTATAGCTAAGATGTTAGAAAGCGAATCTAAATGCCTTGAGAAAACAAATGCATTGATTCAGTTACGCGAAGATGCAAGAAAATATATTGAGTGCTTACGATGTGTTGAGGGGAAGATAGCATTGATGCAAGAATATGTTAATGGTATGTCATTTAAAGGTGTGGTATCATTTATAGGGTATAGTAAAACACAGGTGCAGTCATATAAAAAGGAAGCATTAATTGAATTAGGTCAAGAATTGACCCAAATAGTACCAAACTGACCCAAATAGTACCAAACTGGTATTTAGATATGTGATATTATATATGTGTGAAAATTGCCACTGAGCAATCATTCACCAAATCACTCAAAACAAAATATTAGGCTCGTGTAACCATTCAGTTATACGGGCCTTTTGTTTTGTACATATGATATACCCCCACCCCATGGTGCCTATTGAATACACACAACTCACCAATCAATGATTCATGTTTGACCTTTTTGAATATATAACTACACAACCTTAAGATACACTTATACCTTGTGAGTTGTGTGTATTGAGTAGGCGATGAAAGGATGTAAACGGTATGCCTAATGTAAAATGCAATAAGACTGCATGCTTAGATAATCATCATGGAATGTGTGGCGCTAACAAAATAGTAATAAAAGCTAATGGTTATTGCCGTTCATGTTCGCATGCACACCATATGATGAGACATGTGGATAGGGATGAGGCACGGCACCGCCATGAGGATGAGCGCCGTCTGTCTCATCGTAAAAATAAAAATAAATTTTAAATATTGAATATATTATTTTAAATTTGGATATTTTTTTACGGGTCCTTCTGGCCAAGGCTGATGCCTTGCGGTGGCCGAGACCCCAAAAATTGCCTAGATTTTAATTTTTTTATGACCTTGCTAGTGATACAGGTAATGGAAGGAGGCTGATTGATAAGTGAAAATTACAGATGATTTGAAAACAGCAACGGCCTCGCAGTCGAACCTGGCAAAAGCACTTGGACTCTCGCGTCAACGTGTTTCACAACTACTCCAAGAAGGGGTTTTAGCAACGGATGAAAAAAATCAGATTTTGGTTATCAAATCCGTTATCAATTATGTCAAATATAAGGGCCAATCTTCTGCTGAAGAGGTGAGTAGTTCAGATGATGCGGTATTCGAGGTTGAAAAGGCCAAGAATGAACGTGCGAAACGCAAGATTGCTGAGTTGAAACTGGCCAAAATGAACGGCGAAGTGTACTCGGCAGACACTGTAGAACAGGTGATGACAGAAATGCTTGTCAATTTGCGCACTCAATTGTTAGGATTGCCAACAAAACTGGCGCCACAACTACAGAATGTGACAAAAGAGGAAGCATATAACCTGTTAACGCAAGAAATTGAGGATAAATTATCTGAATTAAGTGAATATACGCCGTCATTATTCATGGATGGTGACGATTTAGAGGAGGATAAAGCGCCAAATTAGGCGCTTTTTTAGTGCAAAAAAGGAGGTGATAGCATGAAAACGGCAAAAGAATTGTGGCAATATGTCTCTAAAATGGGTTTAAAACCACTGCCTAAAACCAGTGTTAGCCAATGGGCTGATAATTATCGCATGCTATCACAAGGCCTTTCTGCTGAACCAGGGCGTTGGAAAACGAGTAGAGCACCATATCAAAAGGATATTATGGATGCTTTCACGCAACCTGGTATCAATCGGGTAGTGGTTAAGTCAGCGTCACAGATAGGGAAGGCTCTTGATGTAGAAACACCAATTATGA